AAGTATCAATCAAATCAAGCATCATTTGAAGAACTTGCTCCGCTGTTTGTTCGTTTGGTCGCATCAAAATTAAGTCACCCACATCCACTCCCAATTTTTCAGCCCAAGCCGCATCAAGCGTATTTTCCGCATCAACATATACAACTTTGCGCCATCCAGATTCCTCCAACTCCTCAATTCGTTCTTTGAGTTTTTTTATCTTATCCGCATCTGATTTGTTCGCCTTTTCTTCAAGTTCTGCCAACTTATGCTTTGCGAATTGATGAGCATCCTGCCACTCTGTTTTTGCCTTCTTCTGTGCTTGGGCTGTGATATCAAGCGCTGATGTTGTTTTGCCTCCTCCTTCGCTTCCAAAGAACTCTGTTGCCTTCCCAATGGGAATGCCTCCATATGATAAATAGTTGGCTCTTGGGCTGGAGAATGGTATCTTGTCCACATATACCATACCAGTTCCCTGCTGAATCAACTCTGATTTGTACTTCTTATTTATCTCTTGCATTGCCTTTTGTAATGGATTCATGTTGAGCCAAATCCTCCCTGCCTCAAGTTTTCAACTGGAGCATCATCATCAACTTTGAGATATTTGGCAAATATTCCTTGTGCCACTCTATCTCCCCGCTTAATCTCAAATGGCTCTTCTCCATGATTCACCATCAGCAATTTAATCTCATTGCCAAAATAATCTGAATCAATTGTTGCTGGAGCATTCATCAAAGTTATCATATAACGATATGCCAAGCCACTTCTGGCTCTCAATTGGAGTTCCTCATCATTCTCCATATAGGCTGTTAAGCCAGTTCTTATTACTTTCATTTGTTTAGGCTCAATCAATGCATCTTGAGCGCTGTGAATGTCGTATCCTGCTGAAAAATGTGTTTGCCTTCTTGGAATTAATATTTTGCCCTTGAACTCTGGCATTGCTTGGAATCCTCTTGCCATCACATCTCCCCCTCAATTCATGTTTGATAGATTGGATTCTTGAATCCTTTTGGATAGAACTTTTTTAACTCCGCTGAAAATATGCTCTGCCATATCCAGTTTGAGCCTCAATTGCTTATAGGCTCTTGTGAATGCAACTTCAATGATTGCCTCTTGAATTGTCATGTTCTCTGCTGTTTTTGTCTTGTCTTGAATTGTTCCATCAGCAAGCAAATACTTTTGATTGAAAATGGCTGATTTTTGGGCTTTGGCTGTATCGCATTCAATCCCTAATATCTCAAGCCCACTTGATGCAAAATACATAAGAAGAGGCAATTTGAGAGTGATTCTATCCAATTCCTCATTGCTCAAATCATTCTTCTTCTCCAGCGCTTGCTTCATATCTGCCAACAAATCTTCAAGTTCTCTATCATATTTGCTAACAATCTGCTCTACAATCTGCTCTACAATAATTGAGTTCTGCTCAACATTGCTCTTTAGAGTTCGCAATTTCTCCTCATTCATAAAATGGCTCATCCTCCATGCTTAACTCCTGCAACAATTTCAATGCATCATATTTATATCTTGTTCGCTTCATCTGTGAATCCACTCTCACTCCAAAGGCTTTGGAATAGTCAAGATTGATGGATGCCAGCCCATTGAGCCGCATCTGCTCAATATCCTTGATGTTCATGAAATATGTTTGAGGCTCATCTTCAATTCCTTCCAATCTGAAGTTGAGAACTGCTCCAGCCACAACTCCATATATCTTGGATTTTTGGAGCAATCCAGAATGTTGTTTGTGGCTCAAGGCTGATAATGGTATGGAATCGCCTTGATATGATTTGCATTCAAAATAGAATTGATGTGGATATCTATAAGCCACATAATCTGAAACATTGGCAACATTTTTTCGCATCTGCCAAGCATCAAAAAATCTATCCACTGATACATCATCCAATCCTCTCAAGGATGCCACAAAATCCTGCTCAAATCGCTTCCCATTATTTTTTGGCATGGCTCATCTCCTCAATCAACTTTGTGAGATACCATTGGGCTTTTTGCAAATCCTCCAGCCCATTCTTATTTTCGTATCTGGAGATATATTTGATGATGTTGCCTTGTAAATATCCAAAGAACTGCTCTCTGCCCATTTTCGCCTTCATATAGTCTATTGTTTCAATGCCTCCGCTTGTATAATGAGCGGGATGATTCACCACATCATTTGATGCTTTTACTTTTGTTTTCATATCAAGAACATAGCGCCTTCCATCGTACTCAATAACTGTTGGAACATCTTTTCTTTTTTTTATTATCTTAATCATGTTTCAACAACTCCTTCATTGAGATTGGGAATTGTTCTTCTGCAAAATGCTTCACTGCTTCTGCATAGACTTGAATCTCTTTTTGTGCATCATGGGCAATCCGCTGATTGATAAAATGGGCAACTCCTGCAAGGCTGGCGCTCCAATACCATCTGACATATAAAGCATAGGCTGGAAGGAACAATCTGGCTTGTTCAGCGCAAATTCCCATCTCCATTGCCTTCTCATATGCTTGAACTCCCTTCATAATATGCTCCTTGAGCGCTCCAGTTGCTTTGGATGCTCCAGCATCATCATAGAGGAACATTGGCAATCCAGAGCCTTGTTTGCTGTTCTCTGGCTTCATTCTCCACTCATGAGCCTCTGGAATATGGAACTCTGGCTCTTCTGTTATATAGCGCCTTGAGGATTCATTCCAAGCCACCATATTATCTTGATGTGAACTGCCCACAATATACTTCCACCATTGCCTTGCAACAAGCAATGGAGCATATACCTCAAACTGCATGAAACAATGTCTGAATGGGCTTGTATGTTCATTTTGAGCAAGGAACTTGATGAGCCTTGCATCCTTCTCACTCATCTCTGTTGATTCCTTATCATATGAAACTCTGGCTGAATTAACAACTCTTAAATCATTGCCCATCACATCAACAAGCCTCACATATCCCTTATCAAGAACTCTCAACAACTTGCTCATCTGATTCCTCCGCTCTCAAGATATTCACAAATATTGGAGTATGCTCTCCAACATATGCTCCAATAACATTATACTCAAAAAACTCAATAGCATCTTGCAAATCCATTCCATCTCTATCCATCAGAATTTTGATGCATCTGCTGGAATCATACACTGCAACTGCTTTGGATTGAAGATGAGCATATCCGATAATTGCATCATCAAATCCATCAGCCAACAAAATCTCCTCATCAATCCAAGCAATCATTTTTTTGATATCATCATTGTTCATTTGTTTCCTCCGTCATAAATTTTTTTTGTTTTCTTAATTCCTTAAATTTTTCAACAATTATTTTATTTTCTTCTGTTGGCTCTTTTTTGTATTGTTTCAATGCTTTGAGATATTCATTGTGAGCGCTTATTGCAATTTCGCCAAGTTGAAAATCTCCAGAATTATGTTCAAATGAATCATTCAAATATGGCTTATTATTAAAATCTTCAAGCCACTGATTTTTAATAAAATCAATTTCTGATTCTTCTATCAAAGTAACTTTTTCCAGCCCCATATAAGAGCGCAAAATATTACAATCTTTTTGAGTTTCTAATAATTTATCAAGCAATTTTTTTCTGTACTCAAGAGAATAGCATCCTTTTCCAAATCCAGAGCAAATTCCTCTTCTTGTGTAACCGCTTCTATTTTGAGGATTTTTTTCTGCATTATCTCCTTCAATCATAAATTTTCTAAACTCTGTCAAAGGCTCAAGCCACTCATATTTTATTGCCATTTGCTCTGTGGATTTATCTTTTGATATTGGGGGACAAGTCCAGCATCCAAACCTTGCTGAACAAGCATTATTGTTTTTTGTGGAAGCGCCTTGAGGATTATTCACTCCGCATTCTCCAGTTGCATCCTTATATAAATTTCTTATATCCCTACTGCTTCCCCAAAGCAATTTTTGAGATAAAATTATCCATATCTCTTCAGTTGTAAAATCTTGAATGGCTGAATATACTTTTGAAATACTGTGAGAACTCTGCCCAAATCTGCTTTTTTCTCCAACAAATCTCTCATCTTCTGTATTGTATTTTTCAATAGTTCTTTTTCTTCGTTTGCTTTCATCAAGTCTTGAGCCAACAAACATCAAACAAATATTCTTATCCGATAAAAAATTATTGATAGGCTCTATCTTTAATTTGTGCGTACACCATCTCGTTGAAGTGTTTTTTGGAAGTGGATATCCTTTTCCAATTACAAGATAAAAAAAGGATTGAGCATCTTTTCTCATTACCATATCCACTTCAACTGGCAAATTATTTTGTTTTACATATTGTTTTAATAAATTGACTTGAATATGTGCATACTCATCAAGGATAGGATTTTCCATCATAGTATTTGACATAACAACATATAGAGTTCTTTTTTTCTGCTGTTCCTCTGGAAGCATTTTTATTGCTTGTAATGTCAAATTTAGAAGAACTGTTGAATCCTTCCCTCCGCTCCATCCAAGAGCAAAATTGCCAACAAAATCATCTGATGCCCAAATATCTGCAATTTCTGCAATTCGTGAAACAATTTTTTGATTTAATTTTAATTCATCCATCAATTCCGCCTCCAAACTTTCTGCAATTATTTGTGAATGGGCAATATTTGCAATCCTTCTTATCCTGCTCTGAAACTTCTGGAACTCTGTTCTCTCTGATATGCTCATTCACTGTTTCAATTCTGGCATATACTCTCTCAATTCGCTCCTCTTGTGATATCTCCACAAGATAGGCTTTTTTGGCGCAAACATCACGATTCTCATATAAGAAAATCACTTTGGAGATGCCCAATGCCACTGAATATGAAGAGGCTTGATATCTATGCTTTTCCTCTGGAGCGTTCCTGCCTTGCCATTTGAAACTGGCTTCAGTTTTTATCTCCAAGATATAGTGGATGCCATCAATCTTGAGGATGCCATCACACATGAAACTCAAGTTTAGAACATCATTGAACAACTTTGTTTCCATGCCCATCTTTTCAATCACTCTTGTTCCATGAGGCTTATGCTCCTCAATGAATGCTCCAACATCAACAAAATCAACATTGAATCCATGCTCTCTCATGCTTGCAATGTGCTTTTGAATCCGCTCATGCCTATCTGTTCCGCTTTCGTTGATGCCCACCAATCCAGCATCAGTTGGCTTGCTCAAATCAATATCTGCTCCAGTAACTTCAAAAAACATCCTTCTCATGCATCCACCTAATGAAGATGGCTTGAATGTTCTGGATGGGCTTCTGGGCTTCTGATTCTTGCTTGTTGCCTCGCTCAATTCATACAAAAAGCGCTCTTCTAATGTTTTTTCTTTTGTTGCATTGTTTATCATTTTTGCCAAGTTTTTCAATCCCATTTGGATTCACCTCCTCTCTTTAGATAATACAAAAAAGCCATCCAGATTGTAAACTGGAAGGCTCTTGTTCTTAATGTTTTGGCAATGTTACTTGCATTCCCTCATCATATGCCCAGTGATAAAAAGTCACTGTGTCAGTTGTTTCTTTTGCCACATACCAATTAATTGGTCGATATCCCGCTTTTGCTAAAATCTTTGCATAAAATGTTTCCATTGTTTTTGCCTCCAGTTTGTTTGAGTTTTTGATTCCTTGCCTTGAGAAAAGAATATCACAATATTATCCACATTGCAAGAGGCAATTTGAAAAAAGTTTTTTGATGCAAAAAAGAGCCATTGCTGGCTCTCCTTGTTTATGCATTCCATTTATCAGATATGGCAACATCAACTTTCATTGGAACTTTGATTCTGGCTCTTGCAACTTCAATCATTAACTCCTGCATTCGCTCTGATGCTTCCTGCTGATGCTCTGATGGGCATTCCACAATAATCTCATCATGAACTGTTAAGATGATGTTTGCATTCCATATCTTCATCTGTTCATCTTTAGCAATTGCCAGCATTGCAAGTTTTGTGATATCTGCTGATGAGCCTTGAATAACACTGTTCACGCTTTGGCGCTCTGCCTCTGCAATCTTGCCTCCATTATCAATCACTCTCACTGCATATTGCCTTTGGATGCCAGCCTTCACTTGCTCCTTCTCATCCCATCTGCAATTGTTCAGTTGCAATGTAAAATAATCTGCTTCAGCATCCTGCAAAGATTGCCCATTGAAGCGCTCAAATTGATATTGAGGCAATTGAATATCTGGAAGCCTCCGCTTCCTTCCATACGCTGTTTGGACAAATCCAAAGCGCTTTGCATTGTGCTTTGTTCTGTGGATGTATTGAGCGACTTTTTCAAAGGAATCAAAAAACATATCTATAATTCGCTTGGCTTCATTCTTGTTGATATTCAATTGCTCTGCAATGGCATTTGCTCCTCTTCCATACATCAATCCAAGAACAACGCTTTTCATGCTGTTCCGCATCTTCTTCCCTTCATCATTCTTGCTTCCGTCTGGATGGAACTCTTTGCAATGCTCATATGGCTTTTTATACACTTCTGAAGCAATCCATGAATATAAATCTTTGCCAGTTGCGTATGCCTCAATCATCTTATCATCATCTGCAACATGCGCCAATACTCTTGGCTCTTGCTGTGAATAATCGCAACTGATAAAAACATTGCCATCTCCAGCAACAAACATTTTTCTGATGTTCTTATCATGTGCTGGAATGTTCTGCAAGTTTGGCTCACTTGAACTAAATCTGCCAGTTTTTGCGCCAAACTGATTGAATGATGCATGAATCCTGCCAGTTTGCTCATTCACTACTTTTGGCAATTTCTCAATATAAGTGGATAACAATTTGGATAATTCTCTGTACTTGAGCAAAGATTTGAAGAACTGTCCGCATTTTTTATGATTTGCGAATACTTCAAGAATCTCCGCTCCAGTTCCTCTTGGCTTTTCTTTATCAACTGGCTGGAAGCCCATCACATCATAGATGATGATTGATAATTGCAATGGGCTTCCCAGATTCACTGGAGTTGATAATTTGGCTCTTTTTTCAGCCTCCAAGCCACTCAAATCAAGTTTAGATACGATATCAAGGCAATCTTGTTTTATATGCTCAATTTGCCCATTATAATCAATTGCCAACTGTTCCGCATATGGAACATCAAGAAGAACTCCACAATCCTCAATATCTGCAATCACATCAAGCAATGGAACTTCTGTTTGATGGAAGAACTCTGCCGCATCTTGCAATCCTCTTGAGATGCATTCATCCTTATTTGGATTCAAGAATGGCTCTTGAAACTGGTATAATTCAAATGTTTTCAGCGCATCTCCTGCCGCATAGAGATAAGCCAAATCAATTGGAACATGATTGAATCCCATATCCTCAAAATAATCTGAATAGTTGCCTCCAGCATCAGCGCCTTCAACATACTTTGCATGGAGTGTTTTGAGTTTGTGAGGCTCATTTTCGTTGAGATAATTTCCAGCCAGTGATGTATCAAAATGAGCCTTGATTCTGATGCCCATAGAATGCCTCAAGAATCTTATATCAAACTTGGCATTGTGCAAAATCCACTTGATGCCATCCAATGAGTTCAATGCATCAGCGACAACTTGAACTGGAATTTGCTCTGGAATCAGCGCTCCATTGGAATCAATGTGCCTCAATGGGATATATACTGCCTTTTCATTTGGAGTGAATAGGCAAATTCCAACAACTTCATTGCCCATTGGATTCAATCCAGTTGTTTCAGTATCAATTGAAGCAATGCCATTCTTCTTGATTGATTCAATGTATTGAAGGAACTCATCTGTTGATTGAATGCATCTGAACTTGTTGGCTTGTCGCAACAACTGTTCATCCATGCTGGCTTGTTGGATGATGCCTTGAATCTTGTTTGCTTTTCGCTTCTCTGTTGATACTGTTTTCTTTGGCTTTGTTGTTGCCTTCTTTGCAATCGAATCAATCACATCTGTTGTTGCTCTTACTTCTGGAATCATGTTGAATCCTCCCCATAGTGTGCAAATGCCCATCAGCATTTGATGGGCATTGCTTAATCAGATTTAATTTTTCTTTTTTAGAATGTATCTGTGCCTTTGTTGACTGTTCCTCTTGGCTGAATTGTTGGAGCGCTTGCATCATAATCTCCTGCCAGAATCGCTCTCATCTCATCATGGCTCTTCTTTAGAACAAATCCTCCAAGCAATTGAGTTGGCGGAGGAAAATCAACTGAACTTTTTCCATCCTTATCAAGTGGATAAATTTCATAAGTTGTTTTTGTGTCGCCTTTTTTGCCGAATCGTTGAATCTCAAATGGGCGCTCAATCAGTGAGCCATATTTGTTCATCAATCCAAGAATCTTTGGAACAAATGTTTGCCCGCGCTCCCAAATCTTCAACTTGCCATCTCTTGTATCAAATACTTGCAGGAACAATCTCAATTGAGGCTTGTTGCCGCTTAAGCATAATGGGCAATCATTCTCTTGTGAACATTCAATCCAACGCTTTTTGCCATTCAACTCTACTTGATGAACAATCATCCAATCATGCTCTGGAGCAAGTTCTGCCCCATGAATGAATCTCACAATTGCTGAATCCTTATCATTCTCTAATGCAAAGAACTCTGTTTTTGTTCCATTTGCTCCTGCTTGAAACTTTTGCATTGCTTGGTTTAAGTCGTTTATTTTTGCCATGTTCTTCTTCCTCCGTTTTTTTAATTTGTTTTTGTCGTTGAAACTGAATCCAATAAGCCTTTTGCAATGTGATATACTGTTGAATCAGATAACTTGCCGCAATCAGCATTCACTTTTTTCTTGTCTATCGTTATAACAATTGCCCTGCCATTGATGATTGCTGGAATGTTCTTCATCAAAGTTATAATCCGCATTGCACTCCACCTCCATATTAAGATGATACAAATTACATATCGAACTGTAAACTTGCCAACTTTACCTTCAAAGAGTTCTTGATGTTGTTTGCATTTGCTCTGCTGAATCCCATATGATTTGCAAAATCTGCCATGCCTTCTCCATTATCTCCTTTGAAGCCTTTTCCATACTTCATGAAATAATCAATGAATGCCTTTTCTCCATCATTCAACTCAATGTGGCTGATGAACTCCTTAATATTTGCGCTTCCAAAATCTGCTTCAGTTGCAATTTCAAATGGCTTGATATTTCCATTATCATCATAAGTTGCAAGTTCTTCAAATGATACTGCATCATACTTGGAGCGCTTGATTGCATTTTTTGCTTTTACAATGTTTAAGAATCTTCTGTGAAGGATATAATGCAAATATGTTGAGAATTGAGTTCCTCCGTTGATATCATAATCATCAATAACATCAGAGAATATTGCCAAGCATTCTCCCTCAAAATCATCTTGGCTAAAAGATGATTTGAATTGATTAAATTCTTTGCCCATGATGCCGTCATTCCGAATAAATAGCAATGCAACTGCTGATTGATTGCCTTGCTTTGCCTCCATGACAACTTGCTCATCTTTCATTTTTTGGATTGCTGAATCAAGTTCAGCAACAATTCTAAATCTCTGCTTTTCTGTTTGGAATAGTTTTCCCATAGTTTGTGCCTCCTCATTTTTAATTCCTAACATCCATAATATTACCATGTAATATATATGTATTGCAAGGATGAAATATAATACCTATGAAACAAAATGCTTCACTTGGAGGCTCTGGAGTTGTTCGATTGTGCAATCATTAACATCCTTCACTCCTGCTGGCAATATAGCCTCATAGATTATTATACCTTCTTTTTTTCGTTTTCGTATCTGTTCAGCGCCTTTTTTTCCTGCTTCATCATTATCAAGAGCCAAAGTGATGCTCCGCAAATATCCGCTTGTTAGCAATTCCAACTGGCGCTCTGATGGAACTGCTCCCATCAATGCCACTGCTGGCTTGCCAACTGCCCACAATGTAAGAGCATCAATGATGGATTCACATATAAAAACATCCCGCTTTCCAGCCATCATTGCTTCATGCAATCCATACACAATTGAGCCTTTTTGGATGTTTGATTGATTCAAAAAATTCTTGTTTGATATGGCTCTCCTTTGGATGAATGCAACTTTTCCAGCCAAATCTTTCACTGGGAATGTGATTGAATCTGTTGCCTTGTCATAGCCCACATCAAAGCGCTCAATCACTTCATCTGTGAGTTTCCTTTGATACATATAGGAATGAGTGAATCTATATGATGCCAGTTCTTGCTCACTGATGAAGGATGGCTGATATATTGAGCGCTCCATGTTCAAATCCAATGGCTTCCTATGCTCTGGCTCAACTGCCCCATAGTTCACCATGAGCCATTGTATGCCATACATTCCAGCATCATCATAGTTGAAGCATCTGGAGATGAACTCTGCAAAGTTTGCTCTGAATCCACAAGCAAAGCAATGAACTGTACCAACTGGAACTTCTTTGCCATCCATTGTTAGTTTGCGCTTTGTTGTAATTCCGCATGAGGCTTTGCGCTCCTGCCCTTCAGAATGGATTGGGCATGATATCATCAAATTATCTCCTAATGGCTTGATATCAGCAAGCAAGCGCCTTCCGTTTGAAGATAGTTCTTGCCGCAAAGCAAAAACTATCTCCCCCACATCTTCATGAATCATCAATCCTGCAACTTCAATCAAAATAAATCACTCCCATTGTTGCCTTGTGTCAATTCTGCTCTGCCAGTAAATCCATCTACTTGGAGAAAAGGCTTCACAATGCCTCTATCAATATCCCACATCATCAGCAACTCTTGATTGTTCTTGCCATATCTGTTCTTTTTGATGGATAGTTTCATTGTTGAGCCAATTTGTTTGATTCCAATCACTCTTGTTGCATTCTGCCCAACTCCATCTGATTCTGCAATTTGATGAAGTTCTGGCGCTTCACTGCTCTCTCCCTTTGCCTTTTGTTTCACTGATTCTCTGCTGGCTTGTGCTGGAGCAATGATTGGGATTCCATAGCGCTCTGATACCAAATACAAATCCTCTGCAATGTGAGTGAACTTGATTCTTTCATGCTCTCCTCTGTTCGCTCGATAATCTGCCATGAGGCTCAATTGGTCGATTCCAACAATATCTGGCTTATGCTTTTCAATTAGCGCTTGCAACTTTGGAATATCAAGCCGCTCTCCGCCTAAATCTTTTGGAGTAACAACAACAAATGGAGCATTGCTGATTTTGCCTTCCTTCAAATCACTGATAAATTGAAAATATTGCTCTCTGCTGATTGCCTCTTCAGATGTTCCAAGATTCTCCAATCCCTGCATCAAAGCCTCATTGCTGAAGTTCTGTGTCAATGTGTCAAATCTGAAGCCAACTGTTGTTTTGCTCATCTCTCCAGAATACAAGAGAATCTTTTTGCCTTCCATCCATGCCTTAACAAGAAAATAAAGCATCACCCAACTTTTTCCTTCATTTGTTCTCCCAACAATCATAATCAAATCCTCTGACATCCATCCATGAGTGATTGCATCAAGTTCTGCAATGCCACTGCTGATTCCAAGAATGCCTCCTCGATTGGCTCTAAACTCAAACTCATTTTTCCGCTCATCAGCATTGGCAACAATATCATATCCTTCTCTGAATCCAATGCTCAACTGGCTTATCTTCTCAATCTCTGCCTTTGTATATGATACCGCATCAATGGCATTGCTTCTCACTTTGTCTGCAATTGTATTGATAACTGGAACAATTTTTGAATAAATGAATTGTTCAAACAACTGCTCAACAAGAAACTTTTCAGATTCCGCCACATCAAGCAACTGGAACTCTTGGAACTCCATCAAGAATGTTGGAACATCTGGAACATTGCCATATGCCATGTAATGATTCATGATGAACTTGAACTGGCGCTTATATGCCATAAAATGCTCTTCTGTGAGGCTGTTGTTCTTGATGATGGCAACTGATTTTTGAGCCAAAATCTTATTGATGATTTGCAATTCTACCATCTCAATCAATCCTCCTATCTCTCTGTTTGAACTCCACAATCTGACATTGCCCAATGATTCTGCTGGCAATTCGCTCTCCCATGAACTTCTCATGAGCCAAATCTTCAAGCATGATGTTGGATGTGAAGATTTGAGATAAGTTGTTTGAGTATCTATGATTGATGAAGGAATATAAGCGCTCTCTTACCCAATTGCTTGGAACTTCTGTTCCGATATCATCCCATATTACCAAATCAGCATTCATGATGGATTCAATCTTTTGATTGGCTTCTTCCCTATGCTCTTCAGAATCCATTGCTTGCCGCATATCCTGCAAGAAGGATGGAACATTGATGAAGATTCCTCTGCATCTCAAATCATTCCTCAATGCTACATTCTTAAAATGCTCATTCATAATCTTGCAAGCCCAACTTGTTTTTCCATTGCCTCTGTTCTGGCTCATGATATATAAGCCATTGCCTTCTTTGATGTTTCGCTCAACATCCTGCATCCAATCCCTCAAGAATACATATGCCATCTTATCCTGCTGTGAATCTGGAGCATCAAGATTCAAAATCAACTCTCTTTGATATCTCTTTGGCATATGGCTCAAGGCATAGATGTTATTCAACTGATGCCATCCTATGCAATCCCATCCACATTTGCTTGGGAATCCTTTGCAATACGATTCCGCCCAACATCCGCCAATCCAATCCTTTTTGTTCATTGTTGTTCTCCTCCTCTCTGCTTGAGATAATACAGATTTTTTTGCTGATATGTAAATTGGGGCAAAATTGCCTATTTAAGACACTTTGCCCCAATTGCCTATCAGAATTTCAAAGAATCTTCTGAATTGCCAGAATGGGCAATTTCACCGCCAAATTGATTGTATTTGAATCTCCGCTCAACTGGAATCAACTTCTTCTTTGCTGTGTCCATCAAATCAACAATCTGCTTTGTTCGATTGCTTAACATATTGAATGATAGCCTATCATAACGATTAGGCAAATTGTGATATTCGTCAATCATTAAATCAATGAACTCGACTGCTTTATCTCTGGGAATGTTGTTGCTCTGAAGGATGCAATCCCTCATGATGCCTACATCCCTATACATATTGAATACAATTGGAAACTGGCTGAAGCGCTCATTGTGTTTTCTAATGAAATAAAGCGCCAAATCCCTATCTGATACCTTATCCCAATTCAATCTGCCTTCTTTAGCCTCTGCAATGTGCAGGATGGAGATATCATCATGGCTCAACTTCTTCTTCTTTGCGCTTGCGCCTCCTGCTTTAGCAGGAGCAATTGTTTTTTTCTTTTCTTTAGTCTTTTTCTTTATTTCCTTATTACTCTTATTATCTTTATTATATATGAGTGAAATATCTTTCCTATCACTCTGCTCTTTTGGCTCACTTCCAGTCTCTTGATGTGCAATATTCTTCCTATCTTGATGAGAAACATCCTTCCCATCACAAAGCGAAAAAAAGCCTTTGATTCTGTATCTGTTCGCTTTTTGAACTCCCTGCCGCTCTGAATCAATCCATCCAGCCTCAACAAGTTCTTTCAGATAATCGCCAACTCTTCTGGCTGATACATTCAAAGCCAATCCAATACATTCCCTTCCCACAACTGCTGTTCCGCTCTCTCCAGCGTATGATGCAAGAACTGCATAAGCCGCTTTTGCATATACTGATAACTTGGAATCCATCACAACAAGTTGAGGGATAAGAACAAATTCATCTTTGTTCATTATCCCACTCCTTCAGCATCTATTCAGTTGCAATCAACTATGGCAACAATTCCTTGAGTTGCTTTTCAATCTCCGAATATACTGTATTCCATGCCCGCTCTTTGATTGCCTCTGTTGAATCTGCTGGCTCGACTTCAATCTCAATGGAGCAATTCAATTTGTGCCAATTGCCTCTCACTTCAACTGATGTTCCATATTCTGCTCTGAAACTCTTAACTCTCGCCATTGCCATCATCCTTGAGGCTGTTGTTCGTGATTTTGAGCGCCTTCTCTGAAACTGGAATCTCTTCAATTGTGATTGTGATTTTGGCTTCAAATGTTCCAAACTTGTTTTCCTCTGAATTGCCAATCTCTCTGTTCAAAATATCAACAAGGCTCTCTCCATTGATATTCACATTCCACTCATTGATGCAAACATCCGCTCTCTCTGCCTTCAATTGAAGAACTCGCTTTGCAATTTTGCTCATCATTTTTTTCCTCCCTTAATGGATAAAGTTTCAACAATCTTTTTCTCCATGCATTCTTCAATCTCTGAAGCGTTCAACTCGCCATTGAAAATCATGGATTCAAGAATCTGCTCATCCACAACTTCAACTGTTTTGATTGCTTGATTCAAGCCCAATTGCTTCACTTTATCCAGCAACTTCTCTTGATTCATGCTCACTCGCTCCTGCTTGCCAAATACTGCTTTGATTGCTCCTGCAACAACTTCCTTCAAGCCATTTGCCTTCATGAACTCTTTAATTTCTGCATTTAATGGTTTTTTAAGTTCTTCAAGTTGTTTTGTTTTTGCATCCAGTTGAGCATAGTTTGTTACTTTTTCGATAATATCCAATTTGTTCACCTCCTCTATATAGATAATACAAAAAGAGTATTCAAATTGTAAATTAAAAAGGATGCATTCCTGCATCCCCATTCAATTATTGTTTTTTTCCTCTGGTTCCCCATCTTGTTCTGCTATGCTCTGCCATGATTCCATAAGCAATTTTCCCTCTGAACTGTTGGAGCGCTTCAACTGCTTCTTCATTGAAAAATCTTGTTGCTCTGTTATCCATGTTCATTTTTGCATTTGGAAGCATTCTCACCATCTCTTTTTCTTCTGTGGAAGGCTCTGGCTTTTCAGCCACAACTTTTCCCCATTTATACCAATTTTTTATTGTTTGATTTGTAACTCCAAGAATTTTTGCAACTTCGCTAATGCTAAAGAAAATTTCATTATCAATTGTTTTCATTGTTTATTCCTCCCCAAGAATTTGATATATCAATTTCATTTGCTCTGCCTTGCTTCCAGATGCCGCTCCATCAACTAACTCTTCAGCCAAGAACTTCTTACTTTCAACAATGGCTTCAATGTTCTCATCAATAGTATCTTTGCAAACAAGACTAATGATGTTCACTGTTCCAGTTGTTCCGATTCTGTGCGCTCTATCCTCTGCTTGCTCAACTGTTGCCATGTTCCATGCTTTGTCCATGAAAATCACTGTGGATGCTTTTGTCAATGTCAATCCAGTTCCCATTGCTCCTACTGTTCCAATGATAAGTTTGCATTTTGCATCTTCTTGGAATCGCTCAACTTCTGCTTGTCTATCCTTTGTGCTTCCAGTGATATATGCTGGATTGTATTGGCTCAATTCACTCTTCACGATTTGAGCAACTTCCTCCCAATTAGAGAATATAATTGCCTTCTGCCCATTCTCAACAAGTTCCTCCACAATCTCCTTCAATCGCTCCATTTTGGCGCTCTCCGCTATTGAATCAGATAAGATTGATGTATGTGCTGTTACTTGGCGCAATCTGATTAACATTGCCAGTGGATTTGGATTGAGTTCAATTTTCTTTATGTTTGCCTTCAACATATTCTTTACTTCTTTGTATAGTTGCGCTTGCTTGGGCATCATATCCACATACTCTGTGGAGCGAATCTTTGGAGGAAGATTAAGAACTTCATCTTTTTTTCTTCGCAACATCATTTTGCCAAATCTTGTTCTCAATTCATCCATATTTTTATATCCAACAATTTGATAGTTGCCATATCCGCCCATGACACAATATCTTGCTCTGAACTGATAGAATGAGTTTTTTTCCGCATCCAGCCACCTCATGATGTTGTATAAGTCCAATGCTTGATTCATCAGCGGAGTTCCAGTAAGCGCCAATTTGAAGCGGGATTTGAGGCAATGAATGGCTTTTCCCTGCTGGCTCTGTGCATTCTTTGCTTTGTGAATCTCATCCACAATTACCATTCCAATTGTTCCGCTCATTGTGAGTTCCTTTAACTTCTCTTGAATCTCTTTGCTTCTCAATGTTTCAACATTTGTGATGATAAAGAATTCTTGAATATCACTGCTCAAATGCTCCAAGCGCTCTTTCACTCCGCCCTCTTTTGTTCTGCCTTTTGCATCAAATTTTGTTCCAAGAATAATTGCTTGCTCGTTTGAGTGTATGGCAACTTCCTTGAGCCAATTATGCTTCAATGAGTTCACTCCGCAAACAATGAGGCAATGCCTCATCAAATGTTTTCTGCTCACTGCAATATCAATGGATTGCTTTGTTTTGCCCAATCCTTGCTCATCTCCAAGCAGGAATTTCTCATGAGCCTTTGCATATTGGAATGCATGAATCTGATGCTCAAATGGCTTTGTTTTGAACTCAAAATCCAATTGAGGCTGTTCTTCATATTTCACGATTGAAGCAATTGTTTTTGAGCCATCTGTGATTGCTTTTCCTTTGATTGTGATTTGCTCTCCTGCAAACATCTCAAATAATTCTGGAAGGCTTGATGTTGGCAACTCCCACTCCTTACTTGATGGAATGAAGAATCTCACTGGAAGGCTTTTTATTTTTGCCACGTTCTCAAGCGAATATGGGAATGATACAAAAAGCGCTTCTCCATCCTTCTTGAGATTGATTGCTGGCTTCACTGTTGCTTGAATCATTTTTCATCTCTCCTTGTTCAATAGTTTTTGAATCCACTTGCTATGCAGGAGGCTGGATTGCTCCAGCCATGCTCATCTGCTTGCCTTACTGTGTGATGAAGTCGATGAGTGTCTTTACTTCCTTCAAGTCATCCAGCCATCCAGTTACTCTAATTATTCCGAGTGTTTTATCATCTCTTAACGCTGATGATTTTCCATCTGGCAGAGTCTCGATTGTATATCCTTTGTACTGCTCCACTTGCTTTGTCATATTGTGTTTGCCTCCAGTGTTTTTGTTAGTTTGTGTTTCGCTTACAAGAAAAGAATATCACAATATTATCTACATTGCAAGAGGCAATTTGAAAAAAATGAAAAAAAGTTTTGAACAAAAAAAGAGCCATGAAAATCATGGCTCAAACAAGCAATCACTGCATCTCTTGCCCAGTGATTCTCCGCAACTCATTTGCCAATCTGTGAACATCTTGGCGCTCCTCAATGCTTCTTGCTCTTGCCCATTCTTGCTGAAGAATCTTGAGGATTCTATTTGCATCCTGCTTGGATATTGGCGCATCAGCTATTTGTTTTGGCGCTTCATTTGGCTTCTGGGCTGGCTTTGTTGCTGGAGCAGGAGTTGATGCCTTTGGCTTCTCTTCCTCTTGTTTTGGCGCTGTTTTTGGCTCAAGAACTTGCTTATCATAAACTGTTAAGCCCAAGCGCTCAATCAATTTGATGAGTTTTTGTGGATAAGTCGGGTCTGTTGCATATCCTGCCTTCCAAATTTCTGTGCAAGCCTCTTTGTAATTTGTTTCGCCTTTTACTTTTGCATATCTTGGCTTGTTGAGTAGTTTGGCATGGTCTATGATTGAGCCTTCAAATGTTTCATATCTTCTGAATCCAGCAACAATTGTTATCCATTTACCATTCACAAATTCCTTTGTTTCAAAATCTCCGCCACTGCCCTTGATACCAAATAAGTTGTTGTTTTTTTGTGTCAATCCAGATTTTCCCCAATTACTTTCCAAAATGGCTTGAGCCACAACAAGAGATGGCAAAATCTTATATTCTGCATAGTTCTTGATTGCAAAATTTGCAACTTTTTCAATGAATGCTTTGTTGCTCAAATGAATCCTCTCCCATCACTTCAATAAGTGTCTTCAATCGCTGAATCTCTCTTGCATGAGAATCTAATTGCTCCATCAGCAAGTGAACAAGCCCAAACAATTTGGCAACTTTGAGCCGCTTCCCTGCTTCATCAGAGTTCAAATAATTATTTACAATTAAATCATTTATATTCAAGGCTTCTATATCAATCACTATTTTCCGCCCCGCTTCGCAATCTGATTGATTGTTGATTTGATGAATGCTGGCAATGGAACTCCTAACTTGCCCATATTTTCAATGATTGATAAGCCCTCTCTGCCTATATAAAAATATAGCGCAATCGTTCTGAATACTGGCTCATTGTTGTTTAACATGGTATCAAACATCACTGCAATCATAATGACAACAAGAGTGATTCCCTTGCGAATCCCTCCCCAATACATCACATCAGATGATAAGTTCTTATTTTTGATGCCAGATAGAACTCCAGTTGCATAATCAAGAACAACAAAGAATACAAGTATTTGAATAAGCATATCCCATCCCCCCAACCAAAATGTAATAAGTGTTCCGATTGCTGAAAAGATTGTTGGAATGCCATAAGCAACTTCTGTTTTCATCTTCTCACTCTCCTTTATAAGATGATAAAAATGCAGGAATATCAGAATATATTTTGATGGCTCTTGCTCCCTGCAATCCGCTCATCTCTACAATATTTATGCCAGTTTTGTTGATTCTATATCCTTTTGTTTTTGCATAGCCACTCCATGATAGGAATGTAGATGCATTCACAAAAAATTGTTCCCTTACAACTGGCTTCTTGTTTCTCAAATCTATATCCATATATATTTCAGATGCCCAATGCCTTCTGTGAGTATGCTCCCCCCAAATCACATCAACTCTGAATTCTTCGCCTTTTTTCTGCAACTTTGCCAAGTTCAGATTGTTGCCAGTTGAGCCAGAGATATGATGCAAAAAATGAGTATATGCATTTTTGCCCACTGAAAATTGCAAGATTGCCATATCGCCAAAATAGCGTATATTTAGCATATCACATAGCCACTCCATAGGAGATATATCATTGAACTCTTGACTTCTTGTGCCATCATGATTGCCATCAATTTTTCCAATGATTCTATCTTTGATAGGCTCAAGATATTGGAGCAATCCCTTCTTCACAAGTTTCCCATTTTCAAACTTGCCTTTGATTTGCTCTTTTGGTGTCATATCCTCTTCAAATTGGGATGATTTTGAGCCTTTGTTGGCATGATTGATTGAATCGCCTCCCAAGAATACAAAAAAGTTTGGAATGCTCTGAATCACTTGGATTGTTGCCTCAAATCCTTCTGCATCAAATCCCTTATGCCCAACATGAATATCGCTCAAATCAGTGAAAAAAACTTGCTCCGCATCTGCTCTTATATAAGTATAATGCCCAGCCAAATCAGATTCTAATTTTTTGATATTATCATACATTATCATCACTCCTTAAAATGATGGAATCCAATTTGTTCCATTCCACTTCAAAGTCATATTTACTTGTGGAGTAACTGTGTAAGCAACATCTTTCATTCTGTTCAATGTTGAATCTGCCTCAAGCAATGTATTCAATGCTGTTGGTGTCCAAATTGTTCCATTCCAAGATAAAACAGAATTAGTTGTTGGAGTTCCGATATATCCAACATCCTTCATATTATTCAAAGTTGAATTTGTTTCAAGAGATGCATTGATTGTTGCATCAGATACTATGTTTGATAATGTTCCAGATGTTGCCCTTATTTGTGGAACTGCTGAATTTTGATGTTTGATTGAAATTCCAGCGCCATGAGAATTAAATAGCAGGATATCGCCATTCTCATTGAAAAATAGCGCTCCTTTGTTCCCTTGATTGTTCAATGATATAAGCATCCCATCCCGCATTTGTCCAAGAATCATATGCCCACTATATTCTGCATTGAATCCATCATCAATGGCTTTTTTTGTTTCAATATATACTCCATCAAGTTTTGCAGGATTGATTGTTTGATTTCCTTTTAATGTAAGCGAATCAACAACTTGCTTTGTTTTCACAAAATCTGCAAATGTAAGGAATATGTTTCTTTGGATGCTCTCAAATCTTGCCTTTGATTTCTCTGGCTCATATGGCATCCGCTCATATTCTGTAACTCGAACAAGTTGGCTTGGCTCTCCCTCTTCTGATAACTCATCTGAAAAGAACTTCACAACATCTCCAATGCCAAAGTTCTCAAAATCATATTCAAACTCTGGAAGGCTCTTGATATCAACAACTGCAATATCAAAATTGATTTTGGGCTTATTTACACTTTGAAAATGGATTTTGCTTGCCCAATACAACTCATCCAGATTTTCAATATCACTGAACTCTTTGAAGCCAATTCTCTGCTTTGGAGCGCTCACTTCAAAATAACTCTCTCCCAATGGCATTGTAATATAATCAACTGGATTGAGTGGATTGCCATATTCATCAAATGTGATTGTATGATTATCAAATTGCCGCCCATCCTTGCCATAATAAAATACTTTTGTTCTGTACTCTGTTTTATCAATTTCCTTTTTGATGCTCTTAATGTTTTTGCCAATTCGCAAATGAAGATTCTCCTTGATTGAGCCTCTTCCGCCTCCAGTATATGTTCCAGATGAATATTGAGGAACTCTGATTCCTATTTCAAACTTATCTGCAAAGTTGGGCATATTGGAGCATTCAACTTCTCCGCCAATGCTTTGAGCCAAATCATATATGCATTGATAGACGTTCTTCAATTCAAGAACTTCAAAATCATATCCAACAAAATCATCAATCCAAGAGGCTGTTTGGAACTTTCCACTTGGAAGCAAATCATTCAATATATGCTGAAGCGTTTGCCCAATATATTGCTTATTATCAACAACTGAATTGATGAGTTCAAATTTGATATGCTCTGCCTCAATGGATGCTTCAATTGTTCCGCTTGTTGATTTGTCAAATGTTATCCTTCTGATACAAAAAACAATATTATCAACTTTGATATATTCAGCATCATCAATAACTTGCTTGAGTTTTGTATCATATGGAACATTGAGGCTCAATGAGAATTCCCCATCAAGCCTCTCCACAATTTTCACTTCAGATGCATTTTCCAGAATCGCCAATCCAAATGATTGGAATTGAACTTCAGTTGCATCATATAGAATTGGATAATTCAAATTTAATCACCTCAATTTTACTATAAAAATCTTGCTCTGAATATAAACTCAATAGATTCCCCAATTTCCAATCCATCAATATTTATATTATTAACTCCAGATAACAGATGCCAAAATTCTCCCTCAATGAATTGAAGAGCATTCACAAATGTTCCTCCGCCACCCTCAAGAGTATAAGCCATGTATTTTTCCATATCAATATACACTTCATTATCTGGAAAATCAGTGAGCAATATTTGCTTTGAATATATTTCTCCGCCGATTACTCCATTATTCCAAATTTTGATTGGAGTTGTTCTTCCAGCGATATTGAACAATACTACCCTCAATAGTGGATAAGCATTTGATGTGCCATAGTTATTGATTGGAGTGAGGAATGGATTTGTGCCAGTTTCAATGTAAGTGTAAGAATCAGTTTCATTAATATCACGATATGGAAACATTGGAGAATTTTCATCATAAGCATCTTTTGCCAACTCCACTCCATATGCAAATGGCTCACATCTGAATTGAAGAGTGAACTCTCCAAATGTAACAACTTGCTCCAAATCAATCTGATTCTGCAATCTGCCCAAATAAAACAAATCAATCTCATCTGAAAATATCAACTGCTGTTTTTTGCCATTGCCATATAGCCATGATGCAACTTGGCGCATCTTATATCTCAAATCGCCAACATTGCTTGTTATAAAACAACATTCAATATCAATGATTCTATCCTCCAGAGTTCCATCTGAAAAATCATAATTGCCATCTCTGCCAATGATGTATTCATATCTTTGCCTTATCACTGGAAGCGCCATTCTGTTCTTGGATTTGACAACAAGCCCAATTTCAGATGCCCATTTGCTTCCAAACTTAAAATCCATAGCGCATCATCTCCCCATCTTCCTTGTTGCCAATTCAAGATATCCAGCCGATTCTTTCGCCCATGCATCTGCATCCACTTTATCCTTTAATGTTACACTTTGAATGCTAATAAGTGGAGCATTATAATTTGTTGTTTTATTGTTTGAGTTGTTCATTGGCTTGAGCATTCTCTGGCTTCCAATACCTCCAGCAATTTGACTTCCAAACTCAAGATTCTTTTGAATATCCATAGCGCTATTGGCATTCTTTATTTTCTCAATTACATCTTTTAATTTATCCGCCTTTGGCTCAAATTGCCCCATTCCTAATCCAAATTGCTCAACCAATCCCGCTCCTGCTTTATAGAATGAGCCTTGATATCCATTGATTGTATCAACAAGAGTTTGCATTGTGTTTCCAGTTTTTGTTGCAATATTTATCAAAGATGCTTCAACTTGCCCTGCTTTTGTTTCTGCATCTTTTGTCAAAGCCTCTGCCCTTGCCTCCGCCTTCTTTTTTGCCGCCTCTTCCTCTGAATCAATAGCGCCAAGCATCTCATTTTTGAGTTGCTCATTTGCATCCTTCTTCATATCATTCATTAAATTCTGAATATCTTCTCTTATCTTTGCAAGTTGTTCCCTGCCCTTTTTGGATGTTGCTGATGAGAATATAGATTCCTGCTCCCTCAATTTGCTTAACTCATCCAACTGCTTCTTTTTATCCTCACTCTTTTCTTGCTCATTGAAAATATCCTCAATCTGTTTTCGCTTTGCATCATATACATCTTCTATGGCATTCAAATCAGCGTTCTTTGCTTTTTCTATATCTGCCAATGTTTTATCCAAAATTTTATCTGAAGCATCTTTGGCATAGTCCACTTTCTTATCCCACAAATCAGCCTCAATTTTTGCTCTTTCTTCTCCAATTACTTCCGATTTTGCAAGTAATTTTTCAATTTCTGTTATCTCTGTTCTTGCGCCATCCCTACTCAATTTCGCCATTCTGGAGATTCTTGTTTGAGCATCAGCAATAATTTTTTGTGAAACATCTCGAACAACATCTAACTTCTTCTTTTCAAGTTCCCACCAAAATTCGCTTCCCTCTTTTGTTGCTTTGTTCAACTTGCTCTGCATTTTAACATAAGCGCTATATTCTTCATTCAAACTTATTTGATTAAAATCTTTTTTTCTTTGAATATATTTCATAGATTCTTCAAATGCTTTTTTCTGTGCTGATTCTGCAACTTCCTTTTTATCTGGAGTTTCTTTAGATTTTGGAGTCACTGGGCTTGGCGCTGTGAGTTTTGTTGGAGCAATCGAACTTGAAGAGGATTTGATGTTATCTATAATTTTTTGAAGATTTGCAATCTCTAATTCCATGTTTGAGATTTGTTTTTTATCCGCCTTTTTCTTATCCTCAACTGTTTTTGCGCTTCTATCTGTATATGTCAATGAGCCACTTTGGTCTTGAACTTGAACTCCTCCAGCGACTTGTGATAGTCTTTGAGTTGCCATCATTGCTTTGATAATATTTAATTGCTCAACAAGCGCCTTCATTTGTGCTTGCTTCGCCTTCATAAGTGATTGCAAATATTTATTATCAATTTCACTTAAAGCATTGAGCGCTTCTACAACTCCCGCTTGTGCAAGTTTTTTTACATCTGCAATGGCTGAAACAACTCCAGCCTTTGCAAGTTGAATTGTTTGCTCAATCTTTTTTCTCTTCTCTTCTTCAGCCTTCAATGCATCCTCTGCTGATGTTTCTTTTGCTTTTTCAATTGCTTCTTCTTCAGCCGCCGCTTTTTTCTTTGCCTCCACGTTTTTCTCAACTTCTTCTCTTGTTTTAACATAGGCACTTCTAATATTATCTTGAGTTCTAACAATTTCTTCTTGGTTATTTCTCATAGATTGAGTTGCATCATTACTTGCATTTTTTATTTTTGAATATGATTCATCGCTCATCAATCCAATTTTATTCATTCCCCAAGCAATTTTTTCAAT